TAGAAAGAAAGTAATTAGTAAAACAACTAAAGATTATGATGGTTCCGGTGATGTCACTAAAGACATCACCGATTTACCACATAAACAAATTGTAGATGCTCTTAATAAGAGTGTTGGTGATGTAGCTTATATTATAGGAACAGACGATTCACCAACCGAAGTAAGAGAGTGGTTATCTACAGGAAGCACTGTTTTAGACAGTATAATAAGTAACAATCCAGACATTGATGGCGGTATACCGGTAGGTAAATTAGTAGAAATGAGTGGAGAAGCAGCTACTGGAAAATCTTTAATATCATATTTAATATTGAAGGATTGTTTAGATAAGGGCGGATTACCCGTATTGATTGATACAGAAAGTGCCTGTAATTTTGATTTCTTAAGAATGTTAGGTTTGGAACCAGATAGAAATTTAATTTATTTGCAGCCTTACAGTATTGAACAAGTATTTAAGAGTATAGAAGAGGTTATAAGAAAATTAAGAGAAGAAAACAAGGATCGTCTTTGTTGTATAGTTTGGGACTCTGTGGCTGCTACATCAACAGATTTGGAGTTAGAAAACGATTTCGGCCAAAGCCAAGTTGGCGTTCACGCCAGATTGATTGGCCAAGGGTTAAGAAAAGTTATAAGACTGATAGCTTCTGAAAGGATTTCTTTAGTTTTTCTTAATCAGTTAAGAACAAAGATTGGTGTTATGTTCGGAGATCCAGATACAACTCCGGGTGGAAGATCAATACCTTTTATGTCTTCTGTTAGAATAAAACTTTATTCAGATGGTAAGCTGAAGGCAGGATCAGATATAATTGGTATGGGTATTAAACCTAAGATTGCAAAGAATAGAATGGGACCACCACACAGAGAGTGCCATTTGAAAATGTATTTTAGTAGAGGTCTTATTGATGAAGAAAGTTGGTTAGATATATTAATTAAATCTGGTGTGTGCGAGAAGATATCAGCACAAAAATCTTCTTATACAGATAAATCAACAGGTGAAGTTTATGAATTTCAAAATAGAAAGTTTGTTGATTATGTTTTAGGGAGACCAGAGTTAAGAGAAAAGTTAAGGAAAGAAGTTAAGAAGTGTTTGTATATTGAACCAGATCCCTATAAAAGAAATGATGAAATTGTTTTAGAAGAATTAAAGGAAGACGAGGATATATAAGATGGTAGCTTTTGTAGAAGAAGATAGTAATGAAGAAGAAAAACAAAAAACATTAGCGAGAATAAAAGAATCAGTTGAGGGATTATCAAGAGTAGAGACATTAGGTTTTTTTCTTGGTCTTTCATTTTTTGGTTTGTTATTTACGTCAATTTTTTTTGGATTTTGGTTCCTTACATTTTATGTTTCTGCCATTGCGTGGAATAACTCTATTGCTGTATTGTTTTCATTACCTTTTATAACATGGAAAAACTCAGCTGCATTTTTTGGTATTTTTTTTATATTTGTTAAGTTTGTAAAATATCTAAAAAATTAGTATATTGCATGGTTTGTAATCCTTTGGTCGCATAACGGATGAGGGGGTAGTATGGGATACATTACTATGATATTATAATATATCAAACTTCAATGCTATTTAGTATTGATTATAAGTCAGCGACATCCCATAGAGGTGCTATCGTTAGGGGCAATTTACTAATAAAATAAGCAAAATATAGGTTGACAAAAGCAGAAAATATCCTTATATTATATACATCAAATTAATGGTTATATAACGTAAGGATATTTTTTATGCCAAGAAGAAAGAAGTCACCAGTGGTAGAGACACAAGAAACATTTGATGATAACGTTTCAAGTAAGATGACAGGTAATAGTTCTAAGAGAGACACACATTATAGTAAGGTTTCTGCGTTTAAGTCATATATTGTGGATGAAGAGCAGTATAACCTTTACAAGTTGTATAAATCATATTATAAGTCAAAGAATGACGAGAATAAGGTGGCTGGTTTTCATGCAGGAGCTGTTATTTTTAGAACTATGAATGATTTCGAACGTAGGTGTAGTTTTTATCTAAATACGACAAAACACACAACAAAGAAAGAGTTGAAGAAATCCATATGTCAAGATTTGGATTTACTCAAAGAGATCATAATGGGTATGTAAAAATGACCACTATTTTGTGTGGTATTTTGCTTTTTCGTTGTTCTAAAAGGGTAGCAAAATTTATTTTGAAAACCCTTGATTTTTCAAAAAATATTGTTATATTTAGTATATCAAAGTTGGTAAATTATGGAGTATGAGCCGAGTAACTCACTCGTAAAAAAAGAGATAAAGAAGAAGAAGTTTTTCAGAATGGCTTGTTCAGAAATGTTCAAGTCAGACCATAAAACGAGGTTTGGCGCGGTGTTAGTGTTAAAGAACGGCAAGGTTTATAAGTCTCACAATAAGGATATGAAAACCCACCCTGCACTCAAAAAACATTATCCGTTCTACGCTGTATCAATACACGCCGAACTTCAAGCAATACTTTCAGTAAATTCATATAGATATGATGATTGTATAAAAGGTAGTAAGATGTATGTTTATAGAGAAGATAGACATGGTATGTTAAAGCCAGCTAAGCCTTGTTCTTATTGTATGAACATTATTAGAGAAGCTGGTGTTAAAAAAGTTTATTTTACAACCCCAACCGGGTGGGAGTGTCACATAATATGAGAAAAAATAAAGTTTTAATAGTTGATATGTTGAATATGTATGTCAGAAACTTTTCTGCATTTGCTATGTCAAACGATAATGGTGAATTAGTTTCTGGGTTATATGGAAGTCTGGCTTCTATTAGGAGTCAAATAGAGTTACACCAACCCGATTATACTATCATTGCGTGGGAAGGTCAGGGTTCATCAGAGAGAAGAAGAAAGACATTATCCTCATATAAAGAGGGTAGATCTTTTAAGGGTTTGAATCGCCGTCATTTTGATTCTTCTGATGAAGATGAAACACAATCATTCGCGCGGCAGTTACTATTACTTAAGGAGTGTCTTAATGATTTACCTGTTTTGCAATTAGGTGTAAAGTATTTAGAGGCCGATGATGTTATTGCATACCTTTGCAAAAAAGTGTTAAAAGATGATTACGAAAAGATAATAGTTTCTAGTGATAAGGATTATTTTCAATTGGTTGATGACACAACTACAGTATTCAGACCCATTAAAACCAAGAAAGACCCCATAGGCCAGTTTATTAACACTGAGTGGATGAGTGATATAGAAGAGTGTTATCCACCTAATTACACGTTGATAAAATCATTATGTGGTGATAATTCAGATAATATTGAAGGTGTTAAGGGCGTTGGTGAGAAAACAGTAAAGAAAGATTTTCCATTTCTATCAAACACAACAGAATATACAATAGACGATATACAAGAATATTCCATTGAACAAGTATCAAACAAACAAAAAAGATATCAGAAATATATTGATAATAAGAACTTAATAGAAAATAATTATAGTTTAGTTCAGTTGTTAGATCCTAATATATCAACAACTTCTGTAAGCACAATCTTTAATATTGTTGGTAAAACACAATTAAAGTTTAATCCACCTAATTTTAGAATTAAATTACTATCCGAAGGAATTTCACCTAATAATATTGATAACTGGGTTTCTTCTTTCGCTACATTAAAAACAGAATATATTGAAATATAAAGGAGGTGTGTAATGGTAGATGGAGCTAATTTTGACGTATTTGGTTCTAGTAAATTTCAGAATAGAGTTATACAAGGTGCATTAACTGATAGGTTGTTTTTTGAAAAGATATTTGAAATATTAAAACAAGAATATTTTACTACAGAAGCACATAAAATTATTTGGGGTGAGATAACAAAACTTTTTAATAAGTATGATTCTTCACCAACATATGATATGTTAAGATTAGAGATAGCTGCTTTAGCTGATAGCGAAGACAAAGATGATGCCTTAACTATTCTTGTTGACATAGAGAAAACCTCAAACAGACAAGAGATTGAACACGCTAAAGAAAAAGCTTTTGAATTTTGTAAGAATCAGTCTATGAAAGCTGCAATTCTAACTTCAGTAGAACTCCTCAAAGAAGGAAGATTTGATGAGATACAAAAAACTATTGAAGAAAGTTTAAAGATGACAGATAAAACTGATATGGGTCACAATTATTTTGATTCATTTAGCAGTAGAAGTAAGGAAGATAAGAGACCTAATACTGTTCCTACAGGTTTTGAAATATTAGATCATAATGATATACTTGAGGGTGGATTAGCTGCAGGTGAGTTGGGTGTTGTAATGGCTCCAACTGGTGGTGGTAAGAGTTTTATGTTGGTGAATTTTGGATATGGTGCATTAGCAGCAGGTAAAAATGTTGTTCATTATAGCTTTGAGTTGAGTGAAAACAACATTGGCAATCGTTATGATAGTCGTATAACTGGTGTTCCAACTAAGGAGATTGTTACAAGAAACAGAGAGGTAGAAATAAATCTTCAACGATTTCAAGGTGGTCGTTTGATAATCAAAGAATATCCAACAAAGATTGCAACAGTTAATACTTTGAAGTTTCACATAGGTAGATTGCAATCAAGTGGTTTCGATCCAGATTTAGTTATCATTGATTATGGTGATTTGATGAGGAGTCGCCGCGGTTACGATCAGAAGAGATTTGAATTAGAAAGTATTTACGAAGATTTACGTGGATTTGCAATGGAAACTAAACTTCCTATTTGGACAGCAACACAATCTAATAGAGAAGGTTTTAGTGATGATATTATTACTATTGATAAAGTTGGTGAGGCAATATCTAAGGTTCATGTAGCTGATTTCTTCGCCACATTCTCTCAGCGTAAGTTTCATATTGGTAAGAATAGAATGGGTGCAGCTGGTGTTAATCTTGATATTGAAATTGATTATGGTAGAAGTTTAATCAGATTACATGAAAACAATAGTCAAGGTGGATTATCAATGTCAGATAAGGTTAGCAATTTGTTGAGTGAGGGTGATAGTAGAAAAAGAATATTTGATAAATATAGAGATAATATAGGAGTCTAAGATGCCAGAGAGATATACCATAATGAGAACTAGTCGTTGGGGAACAACAGGAACAAGTCTTCAAACTATGGCGGTTTTGGAGAGAAGCAAATATAAAAATGATGATGCTATTAGAGCTTGCAATGAGATGATTTCCAATGATAAGGTTGGAACTAATGAAGAGTTAGAGTATGAGGTTATCTTATCAAGAGAGAATGGTGTTCAAGAAATAATTCACAAAGTTGATAAGAAAGGAACGGTGAGTATCTAATGCCAACATATGATTTCATTTGTGAAGATTGTGATAATATTTTTGAGGTATCAATAGCTATCAAAGACTATGATAGGTTCAAAAAACAAAGTTGCCCTCAGTGTGATAATATAGAAAATGTTAGACGACATTACACACCGACTGGTATCAAGTTTGGAGCAGGTTTTTTCAAAGATGGTTATAGGAGTGCAAAGGATGTAGGTCC